GAATCAACCGGTGCGGAAAGATTGTTCACACATCGTACCACTAGGGAACCGTTGTCATCATCTTTAGAAGGTGTTTTAACGGCACTAGTGGACCAACGATTTGGTGTGTAAATATCTCCTTGATGCATGTGTTCCAACCAAGGGATGGTTTGCATGTATGGAACTCGGAATTCTACATCCATATTACTATCCACGTCCACTACTTTCGTGAGCGTTGTGTTGGAAATGTCGTTTGTGGATGATGGTACTCCATAGGGTTCCCAATGAATGCGAAATCGTCCCTTATGAAACTTGGACGCAATGATTCTGAAAGTGAAGATAATATCTCCACGCCAGAACCGAAACATTCGCGCTACCAAACACATAGGTGTCATATTGATAGCAAGAGTGTTATTTGCGTCCGCGGTCCCCCTGTCATAAAGCAGAGGGTTCACAACTGAGCTGAAGAACAATTTATCCGGAGCATCAGTTGTTGCCCAAGAGAAAGACGTGAGGTACGAATCTCTGTGAATGAAATTCGAAATTGCCAACTCGTCTTCTCCTGAGAGCCCCACCATGTAGGGAGCCACGGAAATCTCAGCCTTCGGATCTAGTGTAAACTTGACAACAGGTTGTGAGATTTCAGCCGAGGCTAAATCATGGAAAGGAAGATTCTTGAATGGCATCACAGACGATACGATTGGCACATTTGTCCAACCAAAAAGCGTCGCAATTTTGGAGACAGCATTCATACCAATCTTTGTAGCGGTTGCAAACCGCCCGATGACTGGAGCTTTCTCCAAATATTGTGCCCAATTCGATAGAATGGCAGCAGGGCGTGAAACCACACCACTTGCTTCATCATACTCATCAGATTGCAAGATCAATTGACTAGTCATACCAGCCAAGTGAACATCTTCCATCCAAGCATACACAGTGATCGTACACCCTGACGTTGACGTTCCATTCGCGCTAGCGAGAGGAACAAAATCCGTCATAATCACACGCCCCATAAATTGGAGTGTGCTAGCCGAAGCCAGAGGCACATAATCTCTGTGATAAAAGAAGGGTAACTCCATCTCACCACCAGAATTAGTCTGGGGATAAATCCACACTCCCGGAAATTGGGAATAGGGGATAAGAGGAGAACCCGGCGTTCCTGACGTAGCAACGCGCGTACCAGTATTACCATGTAGTGGTTGATAAACCGCCCGCATTGCCCCGTAAAAGAACGGGGAACAATTGATAACATACTTCAACTTAAGCTTCCCGCGTAAGTACGGAAAGTTTTGGAGTTTGTTGGCAATTGGGGTCGCAGTAAGGAACTCCTTCCAAGGGTAGAGAGTCTGATCTGTCCACGCACTTGTCCACGCATAAGTGGCAATTCGTGTTGGTCTTCTCAAAAACTCACCTAACTCTATAGAGGGAGCAATGGACTCATAAACGCCTTCCGTTCCGGCATCTTTGAATTCCACAGTCTCACCTGCATCCTGGTCATAGAACTGAACAGTTTGCTTCGTTTGCACTTCAGTTTGGGTCTCATGTAGAGGCATTGTTTCTTCTTGTGTTTCAGCAGGTTAATTGTTACCGGACCACCCATAACCCTAGAGGTGGTCTTCCTTTGATCATTTGCTGTCCAACTAACAGCATCTGTAAATACAGACTTTGGGGAACGCCCTAGTGGGAATCATGCAAGCTCCATTCTCTGGTTCGGCTGATCAAACCCTTACCAGCAGTAACTAGCTTACATGGCTACATTTTGCTAACACCTTGCAGCTCAGGCTATAGTCACCCTAAGGTAACCAGGCAACTCCCAACTCCGCAGCCACAGGCTTCGTGAGTGGGACATTCTTACTCAACAAGACATCACAGTCCTTGCAAGCGAGTAGAATGTTGATGGATTTACTTCCGGGAGTATATAGAACAGTGGGTTCATACAACTTACCACAGCAGTGATATCCATCTTCTTGGCAATTGACACACCATGGATCACCTCCAAACGTGCAACCACCACAGAGCGCGCATTCACTCCAATCGTCAATACCCTCCCGATACTGGAAGGGACACCGACCGCAAATAGCGCACTCAAACTCGGAAAGACCCTGCTCTATAAGAACGGGCTCTTGCCAAGCTGTGATCTCTCGACTAGATCGAGTGCGCACCCATCTGGCGCGCAACTCATCCCAACCTAGGAGACCACGAGGGAAGTACTCAGCTAGATCGCAGTAATCAATCAGCTCCAGTAGCAATTTTCGGAACGATTCAAACCTGTCACGTCCGTGATGCCACATGGCTTCGTTTTGACTGTTGATGCAATCAGCATAAGCCTTCTCCTTAGAAACCACCTTAGAAGGTATGGTAATCATCAGAGCTTTGTAGATAGAAGTCTCCTCTAAAGGAGCAACATAACCTTCCACTTCATCCTCATAACGAAACCAACGCTTCAAAAAGGTGATCTCACATCCCTTGATGTATGGAACGCTTTCAGCATCTTTATCCGCCATAGTGTATGTCACATTAAGTGAACACAACAAGTTGGAGATACTAGTGTGGTTATACCACCGCGCTTCCACAACATTCATAATGTTATCATCGCCGTATGTCATGGCTCTAACATGTTCGAAAAACTTTAGCCCAATAGCTATGTACTCTGAACGGGATGCTGCTTTGCTGGAATCAGGGTGCAACTCAATCCAACAATGAATCAAGTAGAACATGTTCACACAGCCATTGATGATGACTGTGAGAGCATGACCACTAGGATTCTTCCCTACTCCCATTACTAAATCACCGAAGTAATCAACGAGAGGATTTACCAAATCCTCAGCCGCTGCGCGCATCATTTGCACGTGTTCGGGGGAGGCACCTAGGTGCTGGCCCAGTTCTGCGATAAACACATAGGTCATACGCAAGAACTGGATAATCAAATCCAGATCAAAGTCGGCATAATCACCAGCAATCCAATCATCACTACGGTTCATCCATTTATACAGCTCATCCCATTGAGCTCCGGTAGCATCCATTCCTGGTGCTTGACCGAATACTTTGGGATTTGTCTGCACTAGACGGACAAACCAAGTGAAGATCATCCTCTGACAAACAATCAGAGAAACCGGCCCAGGATAGAATACACGAGTTTTCTTCTCTTCGATTTTCGAGAATTTTCTCGGTTCATCCTTCAATGAGGCCGAAAAGACCGGACAAGCGCGCTTTCCTGCTGCCCAATTTTCCAGGATATGATCTACATCAGCCTGGATATCTGGATCAGCCTCTAGCTCACTAGTCCAGTCACCCTTGACACCTGGTAACAATTTCTTGTGCTTAGGTGTCTTATAGGGGAAACCACATGAAGTTTGCATGGGTAGACGATCGATAAATCTCACGCCAGGCACACCATTAATCGCGTCTTTC